ATCTCTTCCCCTCCGGGTAGGTACTCGGACATCGCTTCGCTGAACCTGTCGATGTCGAAGCGCGAACCATCATGATAGGATTCATACCCCTTGAAAGGTGTTTCATCCAGGCCGAGCTCTCCCATGCCGTAATTAATTCTTTTTGTAATCTGCAGGTTTCTTCGCGCCGTGTCCGCCTGATCCAGGTAATACTGTTTTCTATCAGGATTCAATCCGGCTAGTTTTACGTACTTGTCATAAAAAGCCTTGTCGCGGTCCGCCATGACCGATTCACGCACGTTCATTGGAACGCCAGCGTGTCGTTTAGTATTGGGAGCATTCCTCCTGAACCAACTCTCGTTCTCATTGGCCATCGCAACCCCTTGCGTCAAGGCGTCAAGGCCTCTCTGAGCACCACCCCACAAACCGCCTATGTAGTTTTTTCCGGCGTCTATTGCCGGGTTTAAATTGCCAGCACCTGAACCCCTGAACGGCGCCGTGGAAGGATCACTGATTCCATAGCGTTGCATTTCTCCTTGAACGTAGGAACTCGTGTCTCCCGCCTGTGCACGCCGCAGAGATTCATTATAAATATTGCGCGCTTTTCTTTCGTCGCGTGATACCATTATGCACCCGGTAAAATTATGATTTTAAGGACAACAAGAATTATGACCACTAAAATTCCGGCTTTTATCCAGTCCTTCAATTTCCATTCATTCCATTCTTTGAGATGTCCCCATAAATCTTTTAATAAATTCATGTCTACCTCCTTGTTAACATTGTTTATCTTTCATCCCACCACTTACTCGACCTCCATGGTGTTTCCTCTTGGTCTTTCCGCCTTTCTTAAGCTTCTTGACCTTTCCCCCTTTTTTAATCATCTGCAGTTTCTGCCCTGTATTCTTGGCAAAATCCTGCGCCTGTTTGACGCCTGAAGACGTATAGGGAAACTTTTTACTTCCTACTGTTGGCATTTATTTTTCCTCCTTTAGCCATCTGGACCGAAGTCCCATTCCTTTGGGGCTTACAACGCCCCCTTTATTCTTAACTATCTTGCTTCCATGCTCTTTCGTCCACTTCTCGGCGATCTGAGGCTCTTTCGCCCATAAGTACTTTCTTTGTTTTTCTGACTTGAACGGCATGATATCTCCTAATGTATGGTTGGTTTTTCTTCAGGCCTGAATTGACCTAAGAATTCCTCAACGGCGTGGAAACTGTCGGCTACCGCCTGGAACATTCTTGCCGTGTCGTGCGGTCCCAAGGAGTCAGCATACATGTTGCGCGTGACCGCCATGAGTGACGAGCACACGAGCATGTAGTCTTCCTGAGTCTTGATCTCGCTTCGAACGAGATCCTCAATTTTCTTCATGCTGTCACTTATTTTTATTAGTGCCCTGTCCATTTCCCTTGTTTTTTGCGATTCTTTCATTCGATTGTTCCTTCATTGCCTCTCTGGAAGTGATGATGTTCTCCTTCATCATAGCCATTGCTTCGGCGTTTTGCTGCTTATCAGTTTCTGTCGCCATTTTCATGATGTCAATGCTTGTCTGTGTTTCAAGCTTGTCACGTTCAAGATCCATCTTCTCTGAATCCATGATCATGTCTTTCTGCATCTTAGCCTGAACTTCAGCCGCCCGCAAGTCAATTTCCTGCTGCTTCAGTTTCACGAGTGGATCCTTAGGCTCCTTGCTCATTCGCGCCTCTTCATCCTGTGACAGTTGCGCGGTCAGTTTAGCTTCGAGCTGCGCCTGTTTCGCCGCCATCTCGTTCGTCAGCTGTTCCATCTGTTGTTGCATCTGCTGCACTTGCTGCTGCGCCTGTGGATTCTGCTGCGCCTGTTGCATCGCCTGCTGCAGCTGTTGAAACTGTTGTTTATATTGTTCCTGAATCTGCTGTCCCGCCATCAGGGCAATGTGCTCTGATATGTGCGACTGCAGTATTGAGTAAAGCTGCGGATTGATCTGCACCATGCGCGTGAACATGAATTCAGAGTGTCCTTGTATGTGCGCTGAATGGTCCTGGAACGGAAACGCCTTAGGGGCTTTTCCCTTCATCGCCATTGCATTCTCAGTCGCCGGCCCCGTTGGTTCCGGCTGCTCCGGATCAGGTTTAAGTATGGCGTCAACATTGTCAACCCCCATCGCCTGATACATTCTTCGATACGCCTCACGTATATTGTGAAGCTGCGGCGCCATTGTCGCCAGTTGTAATTGCTGCTGCGCCAGCGTGATTCGCTGCGCCATTGAAAAGATGTTCGGATCGGAAATCGGCAGGATGTCCACACGGTCATCAAAGTCCGACTGCTTGATCATTCTATTCCCACCTACAACCTGATAAGGATATTCCGGTGGAAGATACAGCTGGAAGACCTTTGCGAGAAGAGCGAACTCGCCCCTCTGCGCGTAATGGCAGCGCTTGTGAATCGCGCTCATGACTTTAGTTCCACGCTCCAATAAAGCGAGTGTGGTTCCAACCGGATTCTGTTCATTACCTTCACCAAGCTTCATGTCGGCGATCGCCGCGAATGATTTTCCCGCGTCAACCGCGAATCCCAGTAAAGCGAATAGAACCTGTGAAGGCTCCTTGTAAGGAAGTGGAAGGAGTGATTCCTTGATGGAAGTTCCCGTCACGTCCACGTCCCTGAATTCCCCCGGCTGCAATGGCTCGTCATGGTCGCGTATTCGCATTCCACGCGCCTTGAAGCCTGCTGGAAGGTTCGCGAGTGTGCCAGCATCAATTAACTGCCGCAAAACACTTGTTGCTGTTCGCGATAACCCACCCAGCATGTGTATGAGACCGAAGCCGTAAAAGCCCAGTCCTGGGAGGAACTTGTAGTGTACAAAATAAGAAGTCTTGTGAACGTCCTTGTCATCTTCCTTCCAGTTTCTTCTTATGGACAGGACGATTTGTGAAAACTTGTCAATGGTGATGATGTACGGCATCTTGATGCCGTTTTCATTCTCGAATCCCGGCACGTCAGCGTTGACATGCATCTCCAGGATTTCATGTTCGTCATCATCGGAGGCGTATTCCTTCTGCACGCCCTCCAATGTATTCACCTTTTCGGTGACCTCCGACGGATCGACGGTTCCTGTCGGAACCTCGACGTCGCGATAAAATTGGCTCACCTGCATTTTACGCAGCTCGTTGTTGTTCATCTTTATTATGTGTGTAACACGTTCTGCAGATTCCAGGTCCGTTGCCATATAATTAATAATAAGATCCTCGCCCGTTACGAACTTGGATACGGCGCGTGCCAAGATTGGGTCATAATAGACCTTCTTGAACGCTGAGCCGGCCAACGGCAGATAGAAAAGAAGCTGATCCATCTCTGGATCAAATTCCTTCATCACCGTCGTGATTTGATAATTCATAAATTCCTGCACTCGTTTCGCCTGCTCCATTATTTCAGGAGTCTGCAATCCGATGACTTGGGTACGTACGGGGCCGCTTGGGGGGAGAAGTTCCTTATATGCTTGGGCTTGAAACTGCGTTACAGATTCAGCCAATAAAGGATGTACGACCCCTGACGCACCTTCGAAGGGCTGGGTTCGGTTTTCATATTTGAAACCGAGCATGTCAAGTCCTTTGACGTAGGTGTCTTCCCAGTCCTTCCTTGACTCCCTGTCCGCTTCGAATGCTGCAAGCAAATCACTTGAGAATTTGCCTAACTTTGACTCATCGACGTAATCCGCGAGGTTTCCGTCGAAAGGAATTTGTGACTTATCAACGGGGGCGTTCGGATCGAAATTGACCTCGGCTCCACCGTCAGGTGTCTCCGTCAATTCAACGTCCGATTCGAAATCAACCACCTGTTCCGGCAGCTGTATCTCCTGACCCACTCCGTCCATGTCGAGTGCGCCCTGCAATGCCTCCATCGCCTTGTCTATGTTATTTTTTGGATTTTTTCTTTTTGCCATTAGTCTTGTTTCTTTTTGTGTTTTTTATAATACTGATAGCCTAGAGCTCCTGCACCGGCTGTTCCTGCGGCAGCTACCGTAGGTGCGTCTGGGTCTGATTTAATTCTTTTTTTAACGCCTTGTAAATATGTTTTCTTACCTAGTTTTTTGCTCAAAAACTTCTTGGCAAGCGCTTTTCCTGCCATTCCTAATATTCTTCCTACTACCAT